TACCTAAGACCATGATAATCGATTGTAGAGTGATTGTGATAGCTTACTGGGGGTTTACATTGTGCTCAGTTGGGTTGGATTGTACCCAACTTCGCGTGGCCCCTGTTTCCTATGGGGCCTATACTAAATATAAATATAAAACTATAAAAACATATATAGTTCTTATTTCGTATTATAATAAACCTATAATACTCATAAGAACTAATAATACTAAATATAAATCCAATAATATAAAAGACATATTATTGTCTTTATATTAAGTATTATATATAATATATAGGGTAACACAAATTTGTTCTTTTGTCAAGAACAATTTGTGATCTACTACTTGTCTTAGAAGAATCTACTACTTCTGTCTTAAAAATAAATTTATTTTGGTCTTTTATTAAATAGTTGTTGACTTTTTAATAAAAAGCGTGTATAATGTTGGTAAGAATAGAGGATTGTCTCTATGTTCCTTAGGAGGATATTGTCTATGCCTGGACGTATGGTCTATGTAAAAATGAAGAAAACAAAAGCACACCAACTTGGTCATTGGGGTGAAGCAAAACGCATTGAAGCAGTCACTACCTATTTAGCGACAGGCTCTGCAACTGAGACCAGCCGGATTCTTGAGATCCCACTAAAAACAATTGAAGGTTGGAAATCACAAGATTGGTGGAAAGAAACCATCGTCAAGATCCAACAAGAAGATGATCAGAAACTAGATGCGAAAACCAGTAAGATTATTGATCGCGCCCTTGAGGGCTTGCTAGATCGTATTGAAAATGGTGAGCATATTTATGATCAAAAAACAGGTAAAATTAAACGTACTCCAGCCAAACTTAGGGATCTGAATGTTGCATTTAATAATTTACTAGACAAACGTCAGTTGCTCAGAAACAAACCTACTAAGATTGTCGAACAGCAAACAACGGCTGTACAACTACAAAACCTTGCCAACTCATTTGCACAATTTGTACAAAAAACAATTCCAACTAAACCTGAGATGGATTTCATTGATGGTGAAACGGTTATTCAAAATGAAGATGGTACTTACGAAGTGAAAGAATAAAATGTCCTCTCCTCTTGATGTTACATTTGTTTCAGGCCGTGTAATTGCCTCTGACTGGTTAAATGGTGTCAATGATCATGTAATTGGTGTAGAAAGTCCAACAGGTTCTGAATTAATTGGCTTTACTCAAACAGGAATCGGAACAGTAACAAGAACTGTTCATGATAAATTTGGTGAGTCCGTTAGCGATTTGGATTTTGGAGCTGCTGTAGATAGCGTTACAGATGACATCCCGGCCATAGTTTCAATGCTATCGTCTGGTAAAGGTATAGTTAATATTACAGATGGTGATCACAAACTAGCTTCTGCATGGAATCCATCTGCGCAGGATGTGACGATTGTTGCCAGTCCCAAGGCTGAATTTGTTACCAACGCACCTAATTATTCGGGCTCGGCTTCGCTGGTGCCAAACATTCCAGACCCAATTTATTCTGGATATCTTGCACGCAAAAACTACACATCTGCGTATTGGAATACCTACGCTGGGAACGTAATGCACCACGCCACTGTGGCGGAGACCGACGCAACGAATATGTACGCTGGCGGCATCAATCTTGTGTCGTCGTTCAACTTCGCACGGGCCAATGGGGCGGGTTCCTCAGTATGGGGCGCGAATATTGTCGCTTATTCTAATAATGCCACTGGGACATCTATTGGCATTGAATTGAACTGTGGGGTTCTTGTGCCCGGTGGGACGGCTTATGGGCTTGTTATTGCTTCGGCAGGAAATGGCGGGCAACCAAACAATGCGATTCAGATTCAGAGCAACCATGTTGATGGTCAGTTTGTAAACGGAATTCAATTTGGCTGGCGAGCAACAGAAGGGTGCGTTACAGGCTACCTAATTAACTCGACTGGTCAGGGAACATCACCGTCATGTAGTGGAATATTGCGAATCGCCAATATCTCGTGCTCGGCTTCTGAGATAGACATCCCTTCATTCGTAGTCGAAGCTACGCAAGCGAACACTGTTAATCGCGTCGCGATTCGGGGGGCAGCAACCGGCGTGCCGCCCCGCATTAGCCCATTAGGTAGTGATGCCAATATAGGTCTCCAGATCCATACCAAAGGAACCTCCATAATCCAGTTCATGACTGGAGGCACCGAAAATTTCCGTGTTAGGCAGGTCGCCGGGGTAGATAGCCTTCAAGTTGGTGCTGGTAATGGGGGTGCTGAACTTAGTGTGCGGGGCACTACATCCGATGCGGATGTTGTGGTTACGGGGAAAGGGGCGTCAGGGGTGGCTCTTCGGGGCGGCGATGCAGTGACGCGCGTTCGCGTCAATACGACCGGAATCGGATTCAACGCTTCTACGCCAATCGCCAAGCCCGCTATTACAGGATCACGTGGAGCTAATGCAGCACTGGCGTCTTTGCTTACTAGCCTTGCATCTTACGGACTTATTACCGATAGCACTACTGTATGAGGACTGATATGAAGACTTTCACAATTGAATTTAACGAACAGCAACTTACAATTATTAACCAACTTTTAATGCAAGCACCGTATAGTGTGTCTGCGCCTATTGTTAATCATATTAATATACAAATCCAAAAAACATTTGATAAACATGTCGATTTACAAGAAGGGGTGTGAGGTATTATATGCCCTTTATGTCCAATGGCCGACGAGATTACAAAAAAGAATTAGCTTGGGAACATTCCAAGAAAAAGAGTCGTGTTAAAGATCGTGCCCAGCGTAACGCCGCGAGGGCAGTAGTGGCTAAGAAGAATGGAACTACTCCAACTAAGCTAAAAGGTGATGTTGGTCATAAGAAAGCAGTAAGCAAAGGCGGTAAGAATGGCCTACAAAATTTATTCATTCAATCCCCAGCATCTAATCGCTCATTCTCTAGAAATAAAGATGGTAGTATGAAATCTGAAATATCTAAAAGAGAAAAACGTAAATGACCCATAAAATCTGTAATGTGTGTAATCAATCCTTGCCTCTTACAGAATATCACAAACGTGCTTCTGGTCGTATTGGTTACATGACAACCTGTAAGTCTTGTACATCTCTTAGGGCTGCTGTTAGGTACAAAGAAAAGAAGTCCCATATTCAAAGTGTGGGTAGAAAGTGGAGAGACAAGCAGAGACAGGAAATTCACGGAAATTTTGAGTTGTATTTTAAACGTCTTGTTAAACGAGTTAAGACTTTATCTGTCGAAGATTGTTTAGATCTCTACAAACAGCAAAATGGTTTGTGTGCAATTTCTGGAGTCCCTCTTACATGTATTGTGGGAGAGTTAGGTGAACATCCAAAAACTAATGCCTCAATAGATAGAATCGTTCATGGTGAAAATGGTGGCCAATATACAAAGGATAATGTCCGATTAGTTTGTGCAATTGTTAATTACATGAGATTAAATCAATCAGATGAGGAGTTGTTATGGTGGAGTCGCCAGATAGTACAAAACAATTAAACAAACCGCCAGCGAAACCAGTTTGGCCTAAGCTAACAGCGGCAATTGTCGAGGGTTTTGCCTCCAGTTGTCTAGTAAAGTTCTTCGATGATGCAAGCCAATTCGCAAATTTTCATAGAGAGTGGTGGGAACTTTGCTGTTCTGATGATAAATTTGTAGCGGTCTGCGCTCCGCGTGGACACAGTAAATCCACAACAATTACCATTGTCTATACCCTAGCCGCAGTACTCTTTCGTAATCGTAAATATGCGATTATCGTCGCTGATACTGAGACACAGGCAAGTCTTTTCCTTGGTCAAATCAAACAAATTCTCTATGACTCAAAAGAAATTCAAGAGTTGTTTGGTCTTGCTATCAATGAAAAGGGTGTAATCTTTGAGAAGGACTCCGAAACTGACATCATCGTGAAATTCGCCGATGGTGCCAGGTTTCGGATTGTTGCAAAAGGTGCTGAACAGAAACTTCGTGGTATGTTGTGGGATGGTCAACGACCGGATCTCATTCTCATTGATGATTTGATGAATGAAGAACTGGTTGCCAATAAGGATCGACGAGATAAGTTACGCCGTTGGGTGTATGGTTCGTTGATCCCGTGTCGTTCTGAGAAGGGTATTATCAGATTCGTTGGAACACCGATGAACTTGGACGACCCGCTTGAGGCTCTCATGCCCCGTGAAAACGCCAAGGACACTGTTGTTGAAGATCTGAAAGTGTGGTCCCCTAAGAAGAAGGGTATGTGGAAAGCTGTCAAATATCGTGCACATAACCACGACTTTTCCAAGCTTCTTTGGCCTGAACGCAAGACTAAGGAGTTCTTCCAAGAACTTAAAGCTGACTTCGTTGAGCAGGGTATCCCCGAAGTTTATGCCTGTGAGATTCTTTGTAATCCTGTAGATGATTCTATTCGATACTTTCGCAAAGGAGACTTCCTCACTATGACTGCTGAAGATCTGAAGAAGAATAAAACATATTATATCACTGCCGACTTGGCTATTTCTGAGAAAGATCGTGCTGACTACACTGCGATTCTTGTTGGTGGTTTGGATTCCAATGGACAACTTCATATTGTAAATTGTATCCGCGAACGACTCTCTGGTGACGAGATTGTAGCTACTCTCTTATCACTACAGCGAGTATATAACCCACTTGCTGTGGGTATCGAGGATACGCAAATCTCCAAGGCAATTGGTCCATATCTAAACCGTGAAATGGCTGAAACTGGTGTCTATATGAATGTCACCATGCTTAAGCCACATCGGCAAGATAAGATCCAACGTGCCAGATCCATTCAAGCCCGCATGCGTGCAGGGATGGTTAAGTTCGATAAACAGGCTGATTGGTGGCTAACATTCGAAGATGAATGTATGTCCTTCCCAAGAGCAAAACATGATGACGTGGTTGATGCTCTTTCTTATCAAGGTATTCTAATTGATCGAATGACTGAAGGTTTAACTACAGACGAAATCAAAGATGAAGAATACGAAGAAGAGCGTGAATCTTCTGGATGGTCTAATCAAGGCCGTTGCTTAGAGACAGGATATTAAGAATGAAATTAGAAAAAATTATGGGTTCTGTTAATCTTGCCGAGGACCTTGACGGAAATGAACTCATTACCATTGGTGACAACACTGTCTCTGGTTATGAGACTGATTTAGAGTCCCGCCGTCCTTGGGAAGAGGATCTTAAGAACTGGACTGATCTGGCTCTACAGATTGCAACTAACAAAACATTCCCTTGGCCCAATGCTGCGAATATTAAGTATCCTCTACTTGCCACAGCGGCTATGCAGTTTGCAGCCCGTGCCTATCCAACACTTGTTCCTAGCAATGGTCAGGTAGTTAAGTGTAAGGTTGTTGGTTATGATGCAGATGGTCAGAAGACTGCTCGTTGTGAGCGCATCTCCAAACATATGTCTTATCAAGTCTTAGAACAGATGGAGGATTGGGAAGAGGATATGGACAAGCTCCTTATTACTCTGCCAATCGCTGGTACATGTTTCAAGAAGACTTATTGGGATTCTGCGAAACAGGTTAACTGTTCTAAACTTGTTCTTCCAAAGACACTCGTCGTTAACTACTTCTGTCGTTCTCTCAATGATGCAGAACGTATTACTGAAATTCTACATCTAACCAAGCGTCAGATTAAAGAACGTCAGAATCAGGGTATCTATCTAGATGTCGATCTTGGTACTCCAAGTGCAGATTCATTAGATCCAACTACATCAGTTAATGCCGCTTTCCAGCGTTCTGGTAATGATGATGAAACTACACCATATCTCATTCTAGAGCAACACACATATCTAGATCTAGATAAAGATGGTTATACTGAACCCTATATTATTACAGTTGACGAAGCCTCTAAAACGGTTTTGCGAATTGTTCCACGCTTCAAAGCAGATGGAGTAGTTGTAGATGACAAGGGAAAAATCGTCTCGATTAAAGCAACTCAGTATTACACCAAGTATGGATTTATTCCTAATCCTGACGGTGGGTTCTATGATATTGGCTTCGGGAGATTACTCGGACCTATCAACAACTCTGCGAACACTATCATTAACCAGCTTGTCGATGCTGGTAGCCTTTCTAATTTGCAGGCTGGATTCATTGGCAAAGGACTTCGCATCAAAATGGGCGAAGGTCGATTCCAACCGGGAGAATGGAAAGCAGTCAACGCTGTAGGAGATGACTTGAAGAAGCAGATCTTTCCTCTACCTGTTCGTGAGCCATCCCAAGTTCTTTTTAATCTATTAGACCTGTTGCTCAAGTCAGGTAAAGAACTTGCTTCTGTTGCTGAAATTTTCGTTGGTAAGATGCCCGGACAAAATACTCCGGCTACTACCACAATGGCAACCATTGAGCAAGGTATGAAAGTATTCACTGCTGTTTATAAGCGTGTGTATCGCTCTCTTACTTCTGAGTTCCGCAAGCTTTATATTCTTAATGCTGAGTATATGAATCCTGAAGAATACATTTCAGTACTTGATACTGAGATTCAACAGTCAGATTATACTACAGGTGCTGCTGATGATGTCATCCCAGGTGCCGATCCTACTGCGGTTTCTTCACAAGAGAAGCAACAGAAGGTACAAGCTTTAATGCAATTGCTTCAACTGGGTACAATTGATCCAATGGCTGTGACCCAGCTTTACTTGGAAGCACATGAAATCCCAGAGCCTCAGAAATACATGAAGCAGCCTAGCCCACCTCCACCTGATCCTAAGATGGAAGCTATTAAGGCGAAAGCTCAAGTAGACCAGCAGAAGGCTCAAATTGACATGCAGACTGCACAGCATAAGATGCAACTAGAGCAAGCAACAAAAGAACAAGAAATGCAAATGAAGGCTGCACAAGTTCAACAGGAACTTCAGGCTAAACAGATGCAGGCTGTTCTAGATGCTAAACGTTCTCAAGCCGAGCATGGCATGAAGATGCAACAACAAGCTCAGCAAACCCAGATGAATATGGCTACTCAAGCAGCTACTCATAAGCAACAACTGCAACACTCACAGCAACAAAACCAACAAAAGTTAACGGCCTCAAAGGAGACTAAGAAGAATGGCAATACCAAGCCAAAGTGATTTCGATAGTTGGAAATCCGACTCTGTTACTAAAGCTTTCTTTCTAGCTATTGTAGATCAGATTGAACAGTCAAAGGAATATCTTTCGACACAAGCTGGTCTAAATAGTACAGAGGATAATTTTCATAGAGGATACATCCGGGCATTTCAAGATGCTCTACTCTTTCGCATAGACGATCTACAGGAGACTGATGAATGATTGTACCACTGTTACACACAATTCTACTTAAACCAGATGAAGTTGAAACTAAGACTGCAAGCGGCATTGTCATCCCTGATATGGTGACTGACAAGGAACGCAAAGCAGTTGAATATGGAACTGTTATTTCTGTTGGACCTCGTGCCTTTATTGATTATGGCTGTGATCCATCCATCTTGAAAGGCGGTGATCGTGTATCTTTTGCTAGATATTCTGGCAAACAAGTGAAGGATGTAGATGGCACTGAATTGGTGCTTGTCAACGATATTGACATTTTAGCTAAAATTGAGGAATAAGAATGGGTCAAGAACTTGAAGTCCAAGCGGGCGAACAAACACAAACTGAAGTAACTGAACAAACCAATCTTGAGTCTACCCCACAGGTAGATACCTATGAGGATGAGGCCCGTGCACAAGGCTGGCGTCCTAAGGAAGAATATGAAGGTGATCCCGCCAAGTGGCGTGATGCTAAATCCTTTGTTGAACGTGGTGAACTGTTTGGTAAGATTGATTCTATGGGCAAGGAGCTTAAGGAGACGCGCAAAGCGTTAAAGCTACTCCAAGAACATCATACTAAGGTTAAGGAAACTGAATACAAACGTGCTGTTGATGAACTGAAAGCACTTCAAAAACGCCATCTAGAAGAAGGCAACTCTGACGGTTATCTAGAAACTACAGAACTTCTTACAGATTTAAAGGCAGAACAAAAGGCACGAGATGTTGTAGCACAGGTTACTCCAGCCCAACCAGACCAGCGGTTTGTGTCATGGGTTAATGAGAATCAGTGGTACTCCAAGGATGCTGAATTACGTGAATATGCTGATGTTGTAGGCATGGGTTATGCGCAAAAGAACCCTGGCCTAGATCCAGAAGATGTTCTCAAGTTTGTAACTGCACAAGTTAAATCACGTTTCCGTGATAAGTTTGTAAATCCAAATAGGACTAAGCCCTCGGCAGTCGAGGGAGGCACTACACAAGTAAATACCAAATCTTCATTTGAGTTGTCTGATGATGAACGCAAGGTTATGGGGACTTTTGTTCGTGCTGGGGTGATGTCAAAAGAAGAGTATATTGCACAAGTTAAGCAAATGCGAGGTGTCAAATGAGTCGAGTTTCCGAGAAGCGGGTTAGCCGCAAGTCGCTATTTCAACGTGGTCCACAATCTGTCTCTGGTGACAAGGACCCCAACTTCGTCTATCGTTTCGTTAATGATACGGGTAGTCGAATTTCAAATTTCCAAGCTGCTGGATATGAGTTCGTTGAGGACAAAGATCTGGTCGTTGGAGATTCTCGTGTGTTTGATCCCTCTGATATTGGTTCTGGTAAACGTGTTACCAGTAATGATGGTACTGTCTCATACTTAATGCGAATTAAGAAAGAGTACTACGAAGAGGATCAAGCAGCCAAAGCCGTTATGGTTGACGAAACCGAGCAGGCTATGAAACGAGATGCCTCTCAGGGTATGTACGGTTCAATTAAAGTAACCTAAACATAACTTGGGAGAATCTTACTAATTTAAAGGAATTTTAAATGGCAAATACCTCTCGCATTTCTGGCTTCAAGCCAGTTAAGCATCTAAATGGTTCTCCCTATAATGGTCAGGCCAATATCTATGAAGTACCTGCTGGTGAGGCTGTTCCAGTCTTCGTTGGCGATCTAGTTAAGCTATCTGACTCTGCGGCTACTGCTGGTGTTCCAGCCGTTGAAGCTGTTGTTGGTGCTTCTGCTCAAGTCGTCGCTGTTCCAGTTGTTGGTGCTGTTGTTGGCATTATCAATACTAAGTTTGATCCGCTAGATGGCAAGATGACTGCTGGTTCTGTCGCTATAGACACTCCTGTATATCGTCCTGCTTCTACTAAGCAATTTGTTCTAGTTGCTGATAGTCCTGATCTAATCTTTGAAGCTGAAGCTGATGCGTCTGTTGCTCTTGCTGATGTTGGTCTAAATGCTGATATCGGTGCAAGTGCTCATACTACACCTCTACTCTCTGGTGCTTCACCAATGTATGTGTATTCTACCACAGCCCCATCTGCATCTGCTACCCGTCCCCTACAAATCGTAGGTATCGTTAAGCGTCCAGATAATGAAGCCGCCGCTGCCTATAACAAGGTACTGGTTAAGATCACTACCCATGCATATGGCAATGCCATTGCTGGCGTTTAATTGAAAGGATAAATAATGTCTGGTATTATTACTTCTAGCTCATTTGCTAAACTACTCTGGCCCGGCCTAAACTCAATCTATGGCAAAGCCTATAATGACTATGCCGTTGAATGGGATAAACTGTTTGAAAAGAACAGTTCTGATCGTGCATATGAAGAAGATCTCGGTCTAAGTTCTTTTGGTCTAGCCTCAGTTAAGTCTGAAGGCGCTCCTATCACTTATGATACTGAACGTCAGGGCTTCACTTCTCGCTACAATCATGTTGTATACGCTCTTGGCTTTATCGTTACTCGTGAAATCTTTGAAGATGATCAGTATGGTAAGGTTGGTGCACAAAAGGCTAAGGCTCTTGCCCGCTCTATGCGCCAGACCAAGGAAATCATTGGTGCTAACATTTACAACCGTGCCCAGACTTCTGGATACACTGGTGGTGATGGCGTTACTCTTCTGAATTCTGCTCACCCCAATGTTGCTGGTGGTACTTTCTCTAATGTGATTGCGACTGCTGCTGACCTTAGTGAAGCTGCTCTGGAACAAGCTGTTATCGACATCGCCGGTTTCCGGGATGATCGTGGTCTGCTAATCGCTGCCAAGCCTGAAAAGCTTGTCATCCCTTATCAGCTACAATTCGAGGCTGCTCGTATTCTAGGTTCTGATGGCCGTGTCGGCACTGATCTAAATGATCCAAACGTTCTAAAGGATCGCGGTCTATTCTCCAATGTTATTACTAATCACTATCTAACCGATCCTGATGCTTGGTTCATTCTAACTAACGTTAAGGATGGTCTAAAGTACTTTGAGCGTCGTGGTGATCAGTTCGAGATGGACAATGACTTTGATACCGAGAACGCCAAGTTCAAGGCCACTGCTCGTTACTCTTTCGGTTGGTCTGATCCACGTGCCATTTATGGTAGTGCTGGGGCCTGAGCCTAATTAATCTGTGGGGTAGTTGGATATATTCTTGTTACCCAGTGTCCCACAATCTATAAGGAATAATTATGGCAAAACGTCCTAATCAAGTAATCACTTCTACTACACCTCCATCAGTTGAGGTACTGGTAAAGACTATTCAAGTTGCTCGTACTGATATTACAGCCTTTGAAGCGTTTGTTCTACCAAAGGGTGTTGTGATTGCTGGTGCTTATGTAATGGGTGCCGTGGCTTCAGATGCTGGTACTACTGCAATTATTGATGTTGGTACTAATCCTGCCACTACTGATGAAATTGTAGACAGCTTTGATGTTAAGACTAATGGTAAAGGTTACTTTGCTGTTGGTGCAACAGGTGGCCTGTCCATTGGTACTCAACTAACAGCCGATACACTATATAAAGCAGCATATGCCGAATCAGGTGCTGCTGCTACTACTGGTGGTCCGTGGCTAGTCAAGGTTGAATACTACTATCCACAACAGGGTTTTAGTTTCTAAGTTTTACCCAAAGGGGGAGTTGTTCTGTAACAGGAATCACTTCCCTTTTCTTTTATTTGAATTATACAGGAGTATAACAAATGGCCTCAGCGCGTTCAAGTGATTTAAAATCAGCAGATGCAGTTATCTCTGCTGGTCGTAATAGAATTAATGCTGTCACCCTTCTAGGTGATGGTACAAATGCTGCATCATTGGTTTTATATGACCATCCCTCTGCTGCCTCTGGCAAAGTGTTAGCTAAAGTTACACAACTTGCTACTGCTCGCCTAACTCACATTATCTTTGAAAATCCAGTCATTGCAGAAGACGGAATCTATGCAGATGTTACTGGAACAAATGCAGAATATATTGTGTATTTTGGTGGCTAAATGAAAAAGAACCATTTCCTCTCTGGTGAGTGGAATGTTACATGTGATGTTTGTTCTAAAAAGATTAAGGCACATGAAGCTCGCCATAGATGGGATGGTTTCATTGTTTGTGCTGATGATTATGAACATCGACATGAACAGGATTTTGTTAAGGCAAAGACTGATAAAATAACAGTTCCATTCCAACGTCCTATTCCTACACTTACATATACGACCATTGTCTGCACGGCTCTCACTAATCAAGGTGTTGCAGATTTTGGAGTAGCTGATTGTGCACAGGCTGATTTAGATTATGGTATAAGAACATATACAAATTTGTGGGAAGGTAAATAAATGGATCGCAGACATGATGACTTACGTCTGACTGAAATAGAACGTAAATTGGACAAACTCTCAACAGATGTTGAAGATCTTGTATCAGCATGGAAAGCCGCCTCGTGGTTGGTTAGTGTAATCAAATATGTAGGGGGTGTGGCAGTTGCACTTACTGCAATTTTTACATTAGTTAAAGGAATTAAATAATGGCAACGAGTGGCAGCACAGATTTCTCAGTAACCAGAGATGACATCATCAAACGCGCTCTGCGATTAATTGGTGTTGTTGCTCAAGGTGAGACTCCCACTACAGATCAAACAACTGAAGCAGCCCTTGCCCTTAACGGTCTAGTAAAAGCATGGCAAACTGACGGCATGCCTTTGTGGGCACTTAAAACATATTCAGTTCCATTGACAGCTAATACATCTAGCTATCGTATTGGAGTTTCCCAGACAATCAATACACCAAAGCCACTTAAAGTTATCCAAGCATGGAATCATAATACTTCTTCTAATGTAGATGTTCCAATGCGAATCTTGACCAAGCAAGAATACAACATACTTGGTAATAAGACAAGTACTGGTAATCCAATTCAATTGTATTATGATCCCCAGAATTCCTATGGTGATCTGTATGTGTTTCCTGTACCTACTTCAACAGAGGCTGCTGCTAACACACTCTCAATTGTCTATCAAAGACCATTTGAAGATTTTGATGTTAGTACAGATACACCAGACTTTCCTCAAGAGTGGTATGATGCTCTCGCCTATGGTCTAGCTACCCGTCTTGCACCTGAGTATGGTCTAGGTGTTGCAGAACGTAAGACTCTCTGGCAAGAGATGACAATCATTAAACAAGATGCACTTAACTTTGGTCTGGAGGAAGGCTCTCTGTATTTCCAAAGAGATCTTAGGAGTTGGTAAATGGCTGATCAAATTACAGGAGTTGGATTAGATCAATCACAAATTGCCGATGCCATTAATCGACAAAAGATTAGTGATCGTCGAATTCGCAATGAGATGATGCGTCAGGGAACTAGTGATCCAAACTCATTTGCAATGCAGAATCAGAAGCAACTTCAACAAGCACAACAGCCATCAGAGTTTTGGGGTGCTGGACGCAAAGAGCTTCTTCCTGGCACTGATGCCTCTCTTGTTGGTGCCTTAGGTGGATCTACTGCTAAATTAGGTGGGCAAGATTTTTATTATAGTCCATATGATTTGAGTAAGGCTTCTTGGGCAACACAGGATACAGACGATGTTGATCTTGGCAATGGAAAATATTCCATCATACAGAACGGGCAGAATTTAGGTACTGGATATAAATCACTTGCAGATACCATTAAAGAAATGCAAATGCCCAAGTACAGTCCATATGCAAAAGAAAAGTGGAATGTGACAAGTCTGCCTAACGATGCTTGGATGGGTGTTACAGATCAGGAAGGTCTAAATTCACGTGTAATAAATCCACAATGGATGTCTGCAAATAAGTTTCGTGTTGGAACTCCTTCCCAGGTATATGATCCCACTATCATGGGTGAAGGTTCTTCATATAGAGAGGTTCCTACATACGAACGGTTAGATCAAGGATTTACTTCTACTGGTTCTGATTGGTATAAATCGTTGGATGAGGCAAAAGCTGCTCAACTTGCAAATGCATCAAATAGGATTACTGGAAATATTACAAAGGACTGGGAAACTCTCGGTCAAATCCTAACCCAAGGTGATATTACAGGAAAGTATGGCGGTAAAAATGCTCTTGGTGGTAATAATGTAGATGATTTAATCTCAGGATTAAATACTCTTTATGGATCTAAGCCTCTTTTATACAACGGAAAGTTGTTTGGATATACTCAACAAGGTGATGTTAAACCCATTCAAACAAAGTGGAATGATCAATGGTCGGAGTCTGGCGGAAATTGGTATAAGAAGAAAACCACCAATTACTGGGACCAGGGAGCTTCTGGAATTGGTAGGCAGTATGTTGACCCATCATGGTTAAAAGCAAATACGAACATTAGTCAAGATGGAACATTCACAATTTCTCCTGAAAAAGCAGCACAAAATCCAGGATGGTTAAATAAGGATTATTACTTTCAGAATCAGGGTGAACAAACAACGTCAAAAATTCTAGAAGGGTTAAATACTAACCTGGAGAAAATTGCTAAGTACACAGACCCAGTCTTTTATAAGTCTATGAAGGGTGGTACAGAAGATAGTTTGTGGAATGATTTGACTAATGAGGGGTTGTTTAGTGCGGTATTTAACAAAGCTGATCCAGTTCTTGATAAATTAGATCCTCTTCATAATCCTACGCAGGATGCAATTGTTGGACTTACTAAAAGTGATTCTCAAAAAGAGGCATTTAATAAGGTTGCTCCATGGGTGCTTGCGGCCCTTACGTGGGGTCTTGGTTCTGGAGCTTCTGCTGGCGCAGCAGCCGCTGGTGAGGGTGCTGGTGCTGGAGCAGCTGCAGGTAGTACGGCTGCCGCTGGGGCTGGAAGTGCTGCGGCTGGTGCTGCTGCATCTGGGACATCATTAAACATGTTGGGACAAATTCTCCAAGGTGTTCAAGCAGCTCAGTCTCTATCTACTGGTGATATAGGTGGGGCTGTTATGAGTGGTCTTGGCGCAACTAATTTTAGTCCTGTATCATCTTTGGCATCTAAATTTTCTGATATGGGTTTGAGTCCTGCAACATCTAGAGTAATCTCAAATTTTGCAGTTAATGCTCTTGGTAATGCTGCTAGAGGTGGTGATGCTAAATCAGCTCTTGCCTCTGCATTATTTAGCACGGCTGGAGGAGAAGCTGGAAATTACTTATCTGATGCAACTAGAAATACTCTTGGAGATGTAGGTTCTAAGATCTTAGGAGGTGCTGCTTCTGGTGGATTAAGTAGTTTATACTCAAAGAATAGTCCAGTAGAAGGCTCTCTATTTGGAGCAATGTCTGGTGGATTACATGGGTTCTTGAATTCTACTTCTAGAGATACAAATACGCTCACCCCTGAAACTAATAGATCTAATCAACGTACTGGTGCTAATGTATCCAGACTAGCAAAAGCATTGTATAATACTAGGAAGAAATAATGGCACAAGGGCAGAAACAGCAGGGCAAACCACAAACAACTAGACTACCCCTAATGGGAGCATATTCAAATCGTGGATCTGATGGAACAAAGGATCAGCGGTTTGTCAATATGTTTCCAGAAACTCGCAAAGTCGATCAACTAGAGAATACAAAAATCTTTATTAATAAGCGCCCAGGATTGTCTTTGTATCGAGACTTTGGTACTGGAGATGGGCGTGGTAATGCTTACTTCAACAGTAAATTTTATGTAGCTGTTGGCAATAAAGTGTATTCGTGGGACGGAGCAACTCAGTCAGAAATTCTAACTCTTACGGGTTCTACTGGACAGGTTGGAATGATTAATGCTAATAGTTCTACTATTGGAAACTATCTCTTTATCTGTGATGGTACATCTGCCTGGATTATTAATACTTCTGGAACTGTTACGCAGATTACAAATACATCCATACATACAATTACTATTACAAACGCAGGTCTGGGTTATGGTACTGCTCCCAGTGTTATTATTGGAGGTGCTGGTGGTGCAGCTGCAATAGCTACTACTTCTGGAAGTGTTGTTACGGCAATTACAATTAGCAATTATGGAACTGGCTACGTTTCTCCACCAACAATTACCATTGGTGCCCCAGTTCTGACATTTGATCCAACAACTACAATTAATACAACTACAAATGAAATTGCAATTACTAATACATATTCAACAGGGACTGCGGTAGTTTATGCGAATGGGGGGGGCGGTTCCCCAGCCCCACTAGTTTCGGGCACAACCTATTATATAATTGCAGTCAGTGGTTCGGCAATCAAACTTGCCACTTCCTCTGCTAATGCAACTGCTGGAACTGCAATTGACCTTACTACAGTAGGAACAGGAACTACTCACACATTAACTGGAACTGTGACAGCAACAGCAACATCTACATTAACGGGGTTCCCTTCTCCGCATGTACCATCACCTACATTTATTGATGGATATATTGTATTGGCTAGAGCTTCTAGTGTTGATGTGTATACTTGTGATTTGGATTCTCCTACATTGTGGTCAGCAGAGAATTTTCTATCTGCTGAAATGTTTCCAGATAGCGTTGTTGCACTGGCTAGACAGAATAACCAAGTAATTGTCTTTGGAACAAGTTCTATTGAGTTCTTCTATGATGCTGCGAATGCCAGTGGTTCTCCACTAAGTCGTAATGATTCAACTACTATTCAGATAGGAACTGCCGCACCATACTGCATTTATCAGAATGAACGTTATTGTGCATATGTCTCACAGTCTGATTCTGGTGGTCGAGCAGTGTGGGTTATCGAAGGTTTCCAGCCAAAGAAAGTCACTGATGAATATATTGAACGTATTCTAGACTCAGAAGTGGATATGTCAGATTGTCGCGGATTTGGTCTGCGTACTAAAGGACACATGTTCTATGTAGTTAATCTAAAAACAATAGGAAGGACTTTAGTATATGACTTCGATGAAAAGCTATGGCATGAGTGGTCTTCTAACTCCACTGGATCTCATGCAGTTTTCGGCTGCGATTACATGTCAGACAATTCAACTGGCATGGCATTCCTACTTCACTCTTCTAATGGAACCTTATACAAATTAGATCCCAGTGTATACACAGATGATGGAACTACAATCCTCTGCGAACTAGTTACAAACAAATATGATATGGATACATATAATCGCAAGTTTATGAGTTCCTTAAAAATTGTAGGTGATAGATATAGTTCTGCAAATTCTGTAGTTGTATATTGGTCTGACAATGATTATCAAACTTGGTCTAATGCAAAGACAATTGATCTTACTGATG